AGTAAACGATGGAGTTAGAAATTTTGATGCGATATATTTTGTATTTAATATTTTATTCACAATTCTTCAAGTTCCTCTTATTGTAATCGCATTTATTTATAGTGCATTTGTTGGATTATATCCGTTTGTAAAAAATATAATTCCTTATGTAATTTTAACAATTGCGGGATACCAAATTGTTGCTAATAGTGCAGGTTTAATTGCCGCAATATCAACAGGGGCTTGGGGTGCAATAATTTTATCTTCATTATTTTTGATTGCTTGGGGCGGGGTGGGTTACTTAGTTGCCACTAATTTCAGAAAGTTACAAAACTTAACACTATATGCAATCCCATTACCAAATTATACATACCCCGATTGTAATGCTTGTGATTGTGGTCCAAGACCTGTAGTTAATTCGTTACAACCAATAGAAGTTTCAAATAGTTCGATTTTAGCTAATACAAATCAATACACTATGTATAATGGTCTACGAGTTGTTGATAATGATGGTGCTGTAGACCAACCATGGGTTGATAAATTTGGTTATGGATTTCAAACAACAATGGCGGGTAATCCATTTACGGGTAAAACTGATGGTACGTACAATGTTGATATGGATAGAGGTTTGAGAACTCCATATTTAAAAGGTTCTGCTCAAAACCCATTTACTAATTATAACAACTGGTCTTGGGATATACCATTATCAGAAAGAATGAATTTATTTAATGTTAAGGCTAAATTCCATGATAATGGTGGATATAACCAAATGAAAGTAACTTTTGGGTATACTAATCCGTCAAATACTTCACAATTTCACTATGATAATTTATTAGTGTTGCTTGTTGACCCTGGTACTATGGCAAATTTACCAATTGGTCAATTATTAAGTTTTCAGAATCCAAACACATCTAAAGACCCTAACTTAACAGGTCAAACTACAGAAAATGGTTTTGGAAATTTTGCAACTACTGCTAGTACAAACGTTGGTAATATTTCTATTGTAGTAAATTCAATGGACCCAAATAACGTAGGTGCTAATAAAACAGCTACATATGTAATTACAGGTTCAACTGAAACAGCTAAACAGTACGTATATCCCTCTGATGTTGAATACTTTCAAATAATAACAGGACATACTGTTGAACAGTTTCAACAAATTTGTAGTCCCGTCGTACAACCAACAAATACTTATATTACACCAAATAATACTTTGTTACAAAGATTTTTATTTGGGTACCAAAGAATTAAAAAGGGTGGTGGTGCAAACCCTGACATTTATCCTGATGATAGTGGATGGGAAACTACAGGACCAAATATTAAATTAGTACAAGATTATAAAAATCACGAAATAATCTTCTTAGTTCGAGGAGTAGACCCTAACTCAGATAAGCAAGATGTTCAATATGATGTATCAAAATTTTATGGATATAATTCATTTGGAAATCAAATTATACGAGGTTCTTACTTACTAAACATTCCAATTCAAAAATATCAAAATAATACTGATTGGAGAATTCCAAGACATGACCAATTTTCAAATAATGGCTCAACCAACTTAAATCAAAATATTTTTTACCCTTCTTACAATTTTACGGTATCAAATTATATTGGTTCGTGGAATACTAAAAACCAGCTTTACTATTCAGCTTTAGACCAAGTAAATCGTAGGTGGGATATTAACCAGTCAAATACAGGACAAGGATTTGTAAATGCCGGATATAATCAAGCGGTTGCTGCTGGTGGTAGTAATTGGAACCGAATGGTAAACAATGGTAATACCAAAGATGGGTTCAAGAATGGGTACTTGGCAAATGAAGTAGTTGAGGGTGGTACATATATGGCTGCCGATGGTACATCTCAAATAGGGTATGACTTTACAAATTACTCACCAATTTATTTTAATGGACCAGCACCTGCGATGTCAATGTCAAATAGTAGTCGTTTGGTTATGAGAACTGACCGTTTACCATCATCAGATGCGTTAGATGGTAGACTTGTTTTACATCAAAATTCTAATTTTTCGCTTTATTCGATTGGAGGGCCTAATGAAATCCAAGGTATTTCAGGAAGTTATAGTACAGGTACTGATAATTTTTCAGACCCAGCAGATGATTACTTAGAAGATATCGGTGGTAGTTTGGCGGTTAAGATACAACAGACATTCTCTTGTGAGGGTATAGTACCTCTTAAATGTTACTCGGGTGATGGTGAAAATATTGGGGTAAAAGATTTGAACGATGATTGTTACTATTACAACAGAGAAGACGATTTAAGAAACATTTATGGTGGTTGTTATTACTTAGTACAGGAACCTTTTAAATTTAAAAAAGATTTACAGTTATTTACCGAGTGGAAGGCAAGATTTAGATTCAACTTTGCACTTTGTAGGAATGTAATATCACTGACATTTGTAAACAATTGGATTAATGGTTCATTATACATGTACTCATTTCAAAAAGATAGTTTATATCTATCACCATTATCGGCATCCACTTTTAATAGTGACGTGACTTATAGATACTGTACAGATACCATTGTTTTTAAAGAAACAAATAATTCATTTTTTTATAGAAGTTCGCCATATAATGGTAATATATTTGTTGGTAAACTACCGCCAAGAAGGTTAGATGGAACTCAATATCCTGATAGTGCGGCGTTGAATAAAAGGTTGTTGGGTAGTCCAACAACTATTATTGATTTAGGTCCTCGTGACCAATTTGTTAGGGAAATTTCATTTAACCCTGATTATGAAGGATTTATTATAGATAAAATACCATCCACATCATATAACGACACATCTGATTTATTACAGTTATTTGTTATTAGTAGATTAACTGATTCAAATTTTTTGGAACAATTAATACAATCGGGTGATGCGTCAATTACTCAATTATTCTCAAGAACAAATAGTAGATTAGATGGTGATGTAACACAGTTATTAAGTATAAACTCAGAATTTGGTGTTAGTCCGTATTTGGGTGATAACTATTCACAGAGTCAAATAAAATATTATATGACAGGTCAAGGTCCTGTTTTGGGTGTTTTCTTTTCGGCTAACACAGAAAACCGAGACCTAATTACACCGGGTAGAACAACCTTTGAAGATAATACAATAATTTATTTGACTAACTATTATGGTTTTGAAGACCAAGAAGTACCATATTGGCCTTGGCAAATTAAAAATAATGGTAATTTAATTTTTGGTTCACAAACAAATGATTGGGAAGTTAAAAATACTATTCCATCTACAATATATTCTTACAAATATCAGTCAATTGATAGACTTTTGGGTGGTAATATAGCGTCAGGACAACCAACATTTGATTCCGATGTAACTACACCAACTTTTGAAAAACCTGGTTTTATTTATAATTCACAATCAACAGGTGGAATAAATCCTACCATTACACCAAATTCTTTTATATTTCCACCACCACCAGCAATAGGTGTTGGTTCACCGTATCATTTTTATTTTGGATTAAGACTCGGAAAATCTGCAATGAATAAGTACATAAACAAATATATATTCAATGAGGAACCATTATGAGTTTAGGTGAAGTTAGAATATTAAGAAATCAGAATCGATTCAAGGGTGCACCTGAACAAGATTACTTGATACAAGTACCCTTAGAGTCTCAGGGTAGAGAAATCATTGAAGGTGACAGGAATGTTTATCTATCACAAACAAGTCAGTTTGAGGAGGAAAGACAATCTAGTAACAATTTCAGACTTGGTGGAAAAATTGTAAATATTTTTGATAATGGTGTAAGTGGTTTTACTTCGTATGTTCCGTTTGGAAATAATTTGTTTTACATTAACGGTGTAGATGCAAAAATAATTAATGCGAATCAGAACCCACCACAAATAAATGCGTGGAAGGGATATGTTCAATTTGATGAGTTTACATTCTACAGAACCACAGGAATTTCTGGTCACATACCATTTTACAATAAAAGTGCATCAACATACAATTGGAACATTTATGTTTCATATCCAATAAGTGGGGATAGTCAACAACAAATGAGATATGAAAATACTCAGTTTTCTGCGGTTACATATTTTCAGGCTGGTGACGGAGTTCCATTTGTTATACAGAATACAAACCCTGACGGTAAATCATTAGTTACTTTCTATTGTGGAGTACCTCACAATTTACAAGTTGGAGAATTTGTTGAATTATCTATAACTTCTAACGGAACCAATTATTTCCAAGTCGAATCTTTAGGGGACCAATATTTTGGTTCTGATGAAAAAATATTCTCAATTTATAATATTGGGTACACCGCATTAACAAATAATATTACCGGTACATTTAAAAGGGTTTTAGATATAAATAATACGGGTGAAACAACCTCACAATATTATATAAGACGCCACAAAATTTTAACATCTGAATCGGATTACGACCTAACAAAATTAGGGTTTGAAAACAACGCCTTTAATAATAAAAAACAACTTGAATATTCTGCATTGACACCGAATGGTGTATCTCGTGTTTCAGTTAAAGATGGAAGTCAAACTTGTGGATTCTCAATTACAAAAGACATTGATACATCATTACTATTGGACAATCAAGGTAGACCTCTTTCAGAATTATTTATAACTATTATAGAAAAAGGGTATATGGGATATTTTAACAAACCATACTCAAATGGATATCCTGGTCTTTTAATAGGATGGGATATGAACTTTCTTGATGGTAAAGATGATTTATGGTGGGACAACTCAAGTCCAACAAATAAAGACTTGGGATTAAAAACCGCATCATACAATTTTTCAGGTAGAACTTTTTATTATAATGATTCTTTAAATGTTGGTGATATTATATCAGGTGATTTTTGTGAATGGAATGATTTTTCAATGACAGAAACCGTGTTATCAAATATGACACATAAGTTTTCATATAATCCATTGATTTTTACAAACTCTTCACCTTTAAATTTAGAATCAGGTTATTATTATCAGCCACATTTTTCAGTACCGATTAGAGCATTTTCAACATACATTGAGGTTGGTGATAAAGATGATGTTGATTTTATTCCTGATTGGGCTTTTTATTCTGAAAGTGAAAGACAATGGAGATGGAGGGATTTATATCCTTATGGTTATATCGATACGGAAGGTGTTGGGATTGACTCACCATTTTTAAATGATGCTCATTATCCGTTAAGCAAATCAACATACCGATTGAGCTTACTTGGGACAATGCTGGTAGAAGTGACGGTTTGGATGAATACGAAGCTGACGTATTAGAAAAGATTATAAATCCTACTGAGGATTTTGAAGTGACAAGATACGGACATGTTCCGTACAGTGGTGGACTTACATCAACTAACTACGAGTTTTATTTTTTACCACCGTTATATCAAGTAACCGCAGCAACATCAACAGATTGGGTTTGTAGTTATACTGCTGAAACATTTACGGTTTCTGAAATATATTATTTCTCGGCAGCATTCCAAAGAAGTTTCTTTAAAATTGATTTGTACAATACTCCACGTTCCGAAGACCAAAAAATAATGGCAACTATTATTGTCCCAACACAACAAGGTAATGAACAAAGTGCGTTACTTGGTACAGGATTGACAACACAAAATATTAATATCAATAAGCCATCATTTACGTTGGATTATGTTGGTGACAAAGAAGGATACTTTGTTTATTGGTTAAAAAACCCAACATACGTTGACACCACAAGATTTTATATGTCAGTAAAATTCTTTAATGCCAAAACTGGTGACTTTACAAGAATGATGATTGAACCTCAAAGTAATGTTCCACAGACATTTAATTTTGATAAGTCTAAATATTTTTATTACGTAGTCGACATAGATTATGCTAATTATGAATATATAGTAACAACACAGAACGGTGTGAGAATTGGAACCCAAGGAAACCCCATAAAATGGTATGAATATATTAATCCCTAATGAATAGTGAAATTTATAAGATAAGAATATCACCTGAGGTGTTAAGTACCGATATCGTTTCTGAAACATATCAGACAAATACTTTTGGTGTGTATTCTGCAATGACAAGTGTTTTATCTGGGGGAACAAATGGTAGTAGTTTACTTACAGGTTTGACTATTGATGTTGTATTTCAAAATAGTTTTAATGATTTAGGTTTTTATACTCCTTTTGATGGTTTTATTTTACAGAAAGAAGTTGTTAATAATTTTATCTTTTCAGCCTCAACTGGTTCACCATATACCGTATTGGTTTACAACACATCGGACATTGAATTTAGAAAGTTTTTATCATTATCTAATTACATTTTAAATTGGGGGGATGGTTCATCCGTCCAACTTCTAAATGAAACTGCTCCACAATATTTGTCACACACGTATTCATTTGCGGGTGACTTTGAAATTAGCTTAACACAGAACAATCCGTGGGGTACGACTCGAGTAACAAAAACTTTACCTGTCCCTGTAACGGGTGCAACAATACCTAACCCACAAGGTACGTGTACTTTTACACAGTCAGGTGGTAATTGGTCAGGTATACCGATTAATGCCAATTTTATTTTTACGGGTGATTCAGAAAATACTGTTGAAGCTCAAGTATCAAGTACTTGGACAACAGTACCATTTACCGTTTCAGGATTCACTAAATCTCAAATTACTGATTTAAAAAATTACGGGTCAATAAAATATGCGACCAATGTCCCAATATTTAAAAACGGACAGGTGTTTGGTGTTATTAATGAAATGAGTACATCATATACTGCGTATACAATTAATGATGTGGACTACTATGATTATCCTGATGGGTCTACAGTTTTCTTTACACAATCATCAGGATTAACATCAAATGATATAGTCGCAAGTGCGATTGCAAAACAAGAAGTTTTACTCGATATAGTTTCTTCTCCGGAAATCCAAACTGAAATATTTATTGATAGGGGTAAGATTTCGGCATTCGAAGGACTACAACGACTTGGAGAGGTCGATAACTTAGGAGACTTAGCTCGATACGGCTACGGCTTCTTCAAGATTAATACAACAATATAAGAAAATGGCACTCGGAACCTATGGAATAACAAGACCCGCAGATATGTCTCCCGAAGATGTGGAGATAATCATGAATTACACACCAAGTAGAGATGTGACCCAAAATTTCGTCTTAAAGAAATTAGACGCAGCCTCATTACTAACACCATATTTCAACAACAATGAAACGGGTGGTAATGTAAATGAAATTTTAGGTGGTCTCTATAATCTACAATTACCTGCAGCTGAATTTAATGCACTTGGAATTTACACTTTGTACATCAGACCTGCAGAAATAAGAACAAACATTACCGATTGTGGTATCTTATCTGCGTTACCAAACGTAAAAGGTATCATTATAGATTTGAATAATGTTGACCCACAATATAGAAACAAATTTGTAAACCAAGGACTTGTTGGTTTTAGGGTTGAATACTTAAATGAAGATGGTTCAAAGATTCCAAATTTCTTTAGAATTATTACATCTTCTTTTTATTGTGAACCTGTTACTACAAATTTGGTAAACACACAGCAAAAACAAATTAGATACAGATACGTAGAGTCTGGTAGTGATTTATTGTTCTGTACTTTATCACCATCAAGTGCTCCATCTAACAAACCATCGGCAACACCATTTATTGGTCAACCAAATCAGAATATTATTATTACTAACACATATTTCAATCCTGTCACTGTTGAAATTGAAATGGCTCAGTACGATATTGATACATTGGCAATTGCTCTTTACGGTAATCAGACTAAGAGTATTGAAGACGGTATCTACACTCTTTACGATACTAACAATAATATCTTCGAACAGTACAACTTGTTTGAAGTACGTGATGAGTTCAACAACCTTCTTTATGAGGTTCGTCAAAATAGAGGTGATAACATCGACTTTAGTAAAAACTTCAATAGTATTATTCAATAATGGCGAATTCTCTAAAATATAGGTATCCACCAGCACCGAACTCAGGTGACCAAACATTCTCTCCCGATTTAGTTGGTTTTCAACTTGTTAATGGGGGTGGATTAACTCAGGCGAATTTTGAGTTTACAACTTCTGTTGTTGAAAAAGTTAACAGAAGATTTGATATTGGTGTATTCTCGGACCCTTTTACTTTAGATACGTTAAACATTGATAATATTGAACAATCAAGGGCAATATTAGCAAAACAATACTCAGTTTATCCTAATTACGACATTTCAAATGTAACTAACTTTTCTTTATATGGTTCGTTAGCAAAAAGACTTGAGGTATCAATTATTAAAATTATTAACTATTTTCCTGCTGGGTTAGTGGTTGATAAAATTTATTATGATTATACCACAGCCAACACTGCAAATAATATTTCTTTTGATGTTGTTGAAAATGAAACAACATTTGATATAGATGTAACAAGATTTAAAAATCCGTTTGATATAGATTATTCTACAAATGCTGATAGAAACTTATCTGTTAGACCATTTGAGTTTTCACCACTTAGAAATTTTACAAGAGAATATCTAAAATATGCGTTGTTTATTAGTGGAAATTTTGAGACAGAGTATAAAGTAATAGATTTTACACCATCATCATCTTTAAGTGCGGGTACAATACAAATTGTTGTTGAAGGTAATCCATTCTCAGGTAATTCATCATCAACTTTACCAATAGTATTAAGACCTAATTTATTTGAAACTGAAGTTGCCTTTGATGAACCATTTGATGAGGTTGAGAAATTCCTTCTCAACAGAATGGTTACACCAAGATACACCGCATATTTCAAATACCCAAGAGAGAACGACAATGGACAAACTTATATTGCTAACCAAACGGTTACTTGGCCTTTAGATGGTACTTGGAATTTGGATATTAGAAATAGAGCATTTGACAGTTATCTTGAACAAGTTAATGAGGTGGCGGTTGCTTTGGACAGTTTCAAGACAAATCTTATTAGTAGATTCTTAATTACTGGTTCATTCAAAGAATTTGATACTGAAGACCAAAGAGTTGAAAAAGTAATTCAAATTTATGGTAGGGCTTACGATGAGACTAAAAAGTTTATCGACGCTTTGGCTTACATCACTTCAGTAAATTACGTACCGAAAGATGATATTCCTTCACAACTTCTTGTAAACTTGGCATACACTTTAGGTTACCAAGTTAATATTTCGCCAATTACAAATGATGATTTCTTAACTTCAGTTTTTGGTACAAAGAATGAATCAATATATCCGGGTATGACAAGAGATTTAACTCCAAGTGAGTTGAACTATGAATACTACAGAAAACTTATTATAAATTCAGGTTGGTTATTTAGGTCCAAAGGTACCAGAAAATCCGTTGAATTTATTATGAGAATGGTTGGAGCTCCACAAGCTCTTGTTGAGTTCAATGAAACCATTTATTTAGCCGATTCAAAAATTAACATGACACAGTTCACTGAACAGTTCGTTCAGTTAACGGGTGGAACCTACAGTCAGGTTGTACCAATCTTAGACCCTGAAGACACTTACAAAATTCAAGGTGTGACTTATACAGGATTTACTGTTGATTACGAAATTGAAGATGTTGATTTTGAAAGAGAAAATTATCCAGTTGATGAACAAGGTTATCCAAAAGCACCAATCAATGGTGATAGTTACTTCTTTGAAAAAGGTTCAGGTTGGTTTGAACAAACACCAAAACACAGAGCCGAACAAGATACGATTGTAACTGAGTCAACATTTACAGGTCAGAATCCAAATGTTCAAACAGTTCTCCAACCTTACACATACGGACAAAAATATTTTGATAGATTCAGAAGTTTCCCTTACATGACTCTTGGTTTTGATTTAACTCAAACTATTGATAACAAAAAGTCGTGGACTGATTATGAAATTGGTTTGAGAAAAACACAAGGTGGATTCAATGCATATTATGCAGTTTCGAATGAAAAATTAGTTTTAAATGCCAAAAACGTAGACTTGTTCATGAATATGGGACAAGGTCTTGAATATGATGTTTGGGATATGAGTAGAAAATATAACTACCCAATTCCAGCATCGGGATTAACTACAGGACAAGGTGGTATCGATAACACGGTTATCCAACCAAATCCAAAACAAAAGACATTCTTTGAATTTGCTCAGACGTTTTGGAAGAACATGATTAATGTTAGAAACAGACAGACAATTAATGATGGTAAGGGTGGTGGATATCCTACACTTCAACAAATTTATTGGAACTATCTTCAGTCAGACCAAACAGTAAACATACCTTCTAACCAATACACATACCAAAAGATGATTGATTTCACTTTAGGTCTTGGAAACTATTGGGTTCGTTTGGTTGAACAAATGATTCCGGCATCTACACTTTGGAACACGGGCACTCGTTTTGAAAACTCACAGTTCCACAGACAGAAAGTTGTTTGGAGAAGACAAAGAGGTTGTGAGATTGTACCTGTATCTTGTATTCCATGTACATTGGAAGGTCAACTTTTTGGTTACGATTGTATCGACCAAACACTTCAGTGTGGTATTTATCCATGGACAGAATCCACATCCGAAACTTCAGGTAGTACTTTCCAACAAGTATTATACAATCAAATTAACAGTTTGATTGGATTAAGTGGTTTTACTACAAGTCAATGTGATTTAAATTCTGTAACATCTATTTGGTATACAGATTTGAGATTAGATAATGACATATTAGTTCAAGAACCTTTCTTTACGGGATACACAGCAACCGACGCACCAACTAATCAACAATGGATTGATGGATTAAATTCTAATTTTTCCGATTTATATGTGTGGGGATTGAACTATTCTATAACTAACGGAGTAATTACTGTAAGTAACACGGGATGTATGGCAGACTTTACTAATAAAACTCTACAATTAAACGTGGGAATTAATATAACAATATATTGTAGTTAATGGCTATTTGGTATTTAAGTCTTACAGAAAAATGTACATCAGGAACTGCCTATAGTTATGTATTGGCATGGCCCGACAACTTAACAGGTGCCAACGATGCTACCTCACTTTCTTTTTGGACGGGTGGCACCTACACAACATTACAACTTGGTGGTAGATATTTTGATGTTACGTCAATAAACACAACACCATTACCTGCAGATTATACTTTATCTAATAGCGATACATTCAATGTAAATTTTGTTGTGTTTAGTGGTCCGTGTTGTTCAAATAAGTTACCATTAGTGCCATTCTTATGGGAATCAACTTTAACAGGTTATACTGCTAATGATATATTAACTGGTGATACATCTGCGCACTTTTTGTTCAACAATTCGGTGGTTTATAATAGTACAGTTTATACCCCTAATATCGCAGTACAAATTGCATTGGTAAACAATGGGTTATGTAATACATCGTTTATTACATATGTGGGTTCCAATGTTACTGCAAATGATTGTGATGGTGCAATACCTTGGTCGGCATCAACTTCAATAAATGAAGCAAATTCTTTACCAAATATAAGATGGATTTATTCGGCGACTACAGATTGTTTTGGTAATTTATTAGGTAGTCCGGGAAATACTTTCGAGATTCTTGGTTCACGTATACCACCAGGACAAGTCATATCTACACAGTACGGTGGGTGTTTGGAAATTCCTTATTGTGCCATTCCTTCTACCGCATCTACAACTAATCTTATTACTACTGGAGCAACATTTGCATCATGTACAACTTGTACCGCAACTACAAATCCCAGTGAAGTTTGGTATTATACGGCAACGCCTTGTTGTGGTGGTTCACAAATCACAATATCAGTTTTAACGGGTAATTCTATTGGTACTGGTGTTTCATTTTTACCAGGTTCTGTGTTCGAGGGTAGTGACGGACAATGTTATGAAATTGATGGTCAAACTGTACCGGGACCGACAAGTATAGTAACACCTGTAACATGGTATAGTGGTGAAAATCCATGTAATGATTGTACTTCTGAAAATCCTTGCCCAAC